TTAATCACCTTCGATCAAACCATGCGTGCGCAATGCATCCAGCACCGAGGCTATCGCTGCCCGCGCTTCCGCATCAACCGTCGATCCTCCCGCAGGTTCCGCGATCGCGGCGCCCCTTGGCCCAACCACTTGGTCTCCCTCGACAAATAGTTTTCCGTGCAGTTCGCTCAGCCGCCAGGCGCCGCCTTTGAACAGCGCAAGGCTCCCGGTCGAGCCAATCCAGAGCTGCATTCCTTCGCGCGGCTGCACGAAAAGCCAGCCCGACTGCGTCCACCCGGCAATCTCATGCGCATGGCCCGCCCAATCACCGCCCGGGGCAGCGCCGACGATCCAGCAATCGCCCGGATCCGGATCCGTTGGCGGCGCGTCGATCGCGGCAACCACCGCGCCCTGCACTGCGATATCGAGGCGCGCGATCGCCTCGTTGACGAGCATCTCCTTCTGCGCCTGCCCCGGCTGGAGCAACGGCAGCGCCAGCCGCGGCGTATGCATCTCGCTCATTCATTCTCTCCCGATCAACTCAGTTCGAGCGTCGCCGGGCGCGACAGGCCATGCGAGCCGATTTGCCGGACGACGATCCTCGTCGCCGCGATTCGCTCTTCGGAACTCAATGCGAATCGCGGCTCTGGCGTTTCCGCGACCTGCGGCGGGTTCTCGGCGCGCTCGATCGTCACCTGGTAGCGCTCGCTCTCCTCGCCCAGCGGCGCATCGACGCCATCGATCCAGTCCCAGCCCAATCTGCTGCGCCGAACCCAGCGGATCTCCGCGCTCCCGTCAGGCAGATCATCGATACCCACATGCACGGGCGCCGGAGGCACGATCGAGATGCCGGTCATGAACGCCTCGGCCCCGGCCGCGTCCTCGTCTCCCACGCCTTGGGCAAGCACGCGCGCGCTGGTCCCGACCGCCTGCATCGAAAGGTCGAGCATCACCAGCGTGTCGGGCTCGAGCAGCACGAATCGATCCCCGGCTAATTGTCCCCCGATCGCGTCTTCGGTCCCGCGACGCCCGCGCCAGAGGCCGCTCAGCCGCCAGCGTCGCCCGCCCAGCGGCACCGCATGCGCGAACTGGAGCAATTCCGCGCCCACCATCGCGAGATTCGCCCCCGCCGCCAGCGCAGCGGTATCGGCGTCGTGGAGCAGCATCGCGCCGTTCGCGAGCTCGACCACGAGCGTGTTCGCCCGATCCTCGAGATGGCTCGGAGCCGTTCCGGGCGCAGTCACGACATGCCCGAGCACCGCCGGCATCGCCGTCGCTCCCGCGGGAGACCAGCTCGCGCCGTCCGTGCTGATCAGCAATGCGGCGCTTCGCCATCCCGGCCCGGTCCCCGCCGCGGCGATCGCCAGTCGCGGCGTCGTCGCCAGCGAACCCAGCGGCGGAAGCTCGAAGGCATGGACCACCGTTTCCCCCGTCGCGAGATCGGGCGCGGGCAGCACCCGCCCGCCGCTCGCTTCGGCACTCGGCATGCCGGGCGTCACTGCGACGCATTCGAGCAGCACCACCATGTTCTCGAGCCGCCAACGCTCGACGCGCCATGTCCCCGGCGCTCCTGCTATCGTGACGCGCTCGCCCGGACGTATGCCCAGCGAACCCCAGGGCAGCGCCACGGTGCGCCGCTCGCGCTCCATGTCGAAGCGCATCAGTGCCGCCTCGGCGATCGTCTTGGCGCCGGCCGCGTCGATCGCCGCGGCAAGCTCCATCCGCGCCTCGCGCACTCCCGCGCCCGGCCGCACGGCGCGCTGCACCCCGGCCTGATAATCACGCCCGGGCTCGTAATAAGCGAGCGTCAGCGTGCGCGGCGCGAAATCGGCGGCGGCGACGTCGCGCCGGCCCCGCCCGTGTTCCTCGCCCGCGCCCATGTCCGCCAGTTCCACTGCGGCGCCGTCGCCGTGCAGCAGCGCAAGCTTTCCTGCATCGGCGCGGAACCATCCGCCCGCGGCACCCGCCAATGTCTCGATCACTGCCCGCGCGCTCGCCCCCGAAACGGCGAAGCCCGCCAGCGCGGTCGTGCCTTCATCGGCGGTCAGCACGTCGCCGGCCAGCGCCTGCGCGATCGCGCCGGCTGCCTGCGGCCCCGGATCCGCGATCACTTCGAAGCTCAGCGAGGGAATGCGATTGCCGAAATCGCCGAGCTCGAGATCCTCGAACACGGCGTAGGCAATCCCGCGATGCGCGGGCGTCATTGCGATCCCTTCCGCCGCGGCGATCAGCGGGTCGGGCGCCTGGTCCTCGGAGCCCGGATGCAGGCGAAATCGCGTTCGCGCCTTGAAGTCGCCCGCGGCGCCGCGCAGCAGCTTGCCGTCCGCCCAGATCCGCCCGATGCCCAGGATCGGCCGCGTCGACAGCGCGACTGCGAACGACGCGGTATAGCTGTAGTTCGTCGTGCTCGGCCGCCCCTTGCCGCCGCCCTGCGTCGATCGGTGCTCGACCAGGTCGGTCGCCCAGATCACCGATCCCGCGACGCGCATCGTCCCGAATATCTTCGGGATCTGCGTGCCGTAGGAGGATGTCTGCACGCGCAGCTCGCTCAGCCGCGGCCCTTCGCGCCCCTTCGGCTTGAACAGCACTTCGCGATCGACCACGCTGCCCAGCAGGCCGCCGATCGCTCCGCCCATCGGCCCGCCGATCAGGCTGCCGGCGACCGTCAGCACGATTGTCGCCATGTCAGTCTCCTCTCGCCAAGCGCCAGCGGCCGATCACCGGCCAGGGCAATCCGGGTCGCTCCACCACCCGCCGCAGCATCGCGTCGGCATGGATCACGCCCGCCTCCGCCTGGATCGCGAAATGCAGCTGCCCCGGGCCCGCCTTGAAGAGCAGCAAGTCGCCGGGCCGCGGCTCGGCCGCCGGCACCAGCCCGAGCGCCTCGATCGCCGCACCCACCCGCCCGGCATCGCCGCTCCGCAGCGCATAGCCGCTCGGCACGGTCCCCTCGAACCCCTCCGCCCGAAGCGCCAGCGCCGCCAGCCCGATGCAATCGAGTCCTTCGGCGAGCCCCTCGATGCTCCGCCCGTGCAGCCGGAACCGCACGCCCAAGGCCGCCCGCGCCGCCGCGACGGCGCGCTCGCCCGGCATCATCCGCCCGGATACCGCGTCAGCAGGTCGATCCCCGGCAGCCAGGGTTCGCCGCGGAAATTGACGGCATTGCCGAACCGCCCCGCACAGGTCGCCAGGCTCTTGTCGCACCCCTCGACCAATTCGACCAGCGCGCCCACCCCCACGAAGCGCGGTGGCCGCCGCAATGTCACTGTCGCGCCGTCCGATCGCGCGATGGCATCCTCCAGTCCCGAATTGCCGCCGCCGAACCAGCGCAGCCGCCCGCCGCCATAGCCATTGGCCACCGGCTCGCCCGCATCGAGCGTCAGCACCGATCCCGCCACCGCGGTTACCCGCGCAAACCTCCGCCGCCCCGCCATCGCCACGCGGCAGCGCCGGTCGCCCAATTCGGCCCGGCATTCGGGCGAAGTCTCCTCCACCACCGGCCGCTCCAGTGCATCCGATAACCCCCGCAGTTCCGCAGTCAGCATTCCGCCGCGCGTCTCGACCGCGCCGATCGTCCCGTCGCCCAACGCCACCCTCGCGCCCGGCGCCGACCAGTCGGTCGCGAACAGCATCACCCGCGCCCCGTCCCAGCGCCCGGCGAGCAGGTCGACCTCGCCGATCGCCGTGCTGGTCAAGGCGCCGGTCACGTCCATGCTGTCGGCGTCGAGGCTCGCGCTCCGGCTGATCGCGCTCGGCGTCATCCCCGGCGCCGCGCGATAGACGAGACCGTCGATCTCCAGGTCGCGATCATGCGCGGTGATTCCGATCGTCACGCCGTCGCGCCGCTCGATCCGCCAGCACAAAGCGAGGGTGGTGCATTCGCCATCGAGCCAGCTCATTCGCGCACCTCGATCAACGGCACCGAAGCCGCCGCCCCCGCCAGATAGGTCGCCCGGCTGACATTGAGCCGGTCCTCCGCGAACCGCACCGGCACGTCGAACTCGAAGCTCGCCGTCACCACCGCGCCCGCGGCCGGCGCCGTATCGAGCGTCACCACGCCCCCGGCCCCCAGCGTGAAATCCTCCGTCGCCAGCCCGTCCACCGCCACCCGCACGCTGCCGCTTACCGGCCGGGTGATCCGCCGCACCACCTCGCCATAGCGCCGCACCAGCTGGAACCGCGCCTCGACACCGTCGCCGACGCCCAGCACTTCGTCCTCGCCCGAGGCATCGAACGGATCGCGCAGCCGGAAACCCCGCGCCGGCCCCATCCGCGCGCGGAAGAAGCCGATCAAAGCGGCGATGTCCGCCTCGGATCGCACCCCCGGCCCGACATCGTAGCGCATCCGCGCCTCGGCCCATTCGGCATTGCGGTTCTCGCGCCCGCCCGCGCTGGTCACGATCGCCGTCGAAACCTCGGGCGCCACTTCGGCCTCGCGACCCAAAGCGAGCGGAAACAGCACGTCGTCGAACGCGTCCACATCACTCTCCCCATCGAAATGCACGAAGCCGTCGCGCAGCACCTGCGGCAGCGCCCAGACGAAGGTCGCCGCGACCCCGCGCCTGCGCCCCCGTTCCGCCGCCGCGGCGATCGGCCGCCACTGCGCCTTGTCCGCCGGGTTCAGCACGAACCCCGCCAGATAATGCTGGTCCGCCGCCGCATAGCCCAGCCGTGCCTCGGCAAGCGCGACGCCCTTCGCGCTTGCCGAGACGTTGCCCGCCGCCGCCCAGTCATAATCCTCGAGCTGCAGCACATCGAACGCCGGCGCCGCCCAGCCGATCGGCAGATTGGCGCGCTTCAATTCGGGCATCGCTTTATCCAGCACCGTCGGCAGATAGGCGAGCAGCAGCACCTCCGCCCCCGGTGCCCAGCGCACCACCTCGCGCAACGCCAGGGTCGATGCCGCCAGCAAGGCCCCCGCCGCGTCGAGCACCGCGGTATCGACCGCCCCCCGCACATTCTGCTCGGCCGGATCGTCCAGTTCGGCCCGCGCCGCATCGTCATGGATGCACAGCCGCCCGTCGGGCATCACCCACCACCACGGCTCGCCGACCTGGAACTTCACCGCCAGTCCCGCGGCCTGTGCGATCCCGACGAACGCCAGCGCCACCACCCGCAGATAATACATCGCGCCCGAATGCGCCGGGGAGAGCAGGGCCGAGGGCGGGCTCCACCCCGTCAGCCCCGGCGATCCGTCGGCCGCGCGCTGCTTCCAGTCGTTCCAGCAATGCTGGTCGAGCAGTTCGTACGACAGCGACCAGATCACGTCGTAGCCGAACGCCTTTGCGCGCCGCGCGAAGTCGCCATGCCACGCCGCGCACGCCACATTGAGCGTGCCGCCCGCCAGGCTCACATAATAGCCGCCCGAATTGGGCTCGAGCCGGAAATAATGGCTCATCCCCACATAATGCAGGATGCTCCCGCAATAGCCGAGCTGCAGCGCGTTGCGCAGCACCCGCGCGGGCGTCAGATGGTAGCAATCGTCATAGCCGTTGGCGATCCGCAGCCCATGCTCGGGCACCACCACATCGCCGATCGCCAGCACCGAACCCGGCCCCTCGCATGCGATCCCGCTGATCTCGACCCAGGCCTCGGCCGGCGCGGCCAGGGGCGCATCGGTGGCAGTGTATCCCGCCGGCACCAGCGAAACGAACATCCGGTCGACATCGCCCGCGAACACGGGGTCCGCCTCGCCGGGCAGCAGATATCCACCCTCGACGCTGGCAAAGTCGATCGCGACCAGCGCATCCTCCGGCGATCCGCTCGCATAATTCCACAGCCGCACATACCAGGCGCGCGGCGCACCCGCGGCATCGCGCCCCTCGATCGTCAGCACCGGCCCGTTGACGGCGTCGAGGGCCAGCACTCCGGCGGACCGCCAGCGAAACCGCAGCCGGCACCCGCGAAAGTCGCGATCGGTCTCGTAGCGGAGCAAAGGATGATCGTGCCGGTCCTCGGCCTCCCAGATCAGCCCCGCCAGATCGTCCTGGCGATAGAAGACCGCATCGACGCGCAACGCATCGGGCGCCGTCGTCGTCACCGAAGCCATCATCGGCCGCGGGAAGTTGACCGTCCAGTAAGCCGGATCGAAGCGCGAAATCACGCCCTCCGCCTGACCGCGCCGTTCGGATGCGAGCCAATGCGCCATAAAACTCCCTCTCCCCAGCTCGCCGGCAGACTCCCCTCCCTGCAAGGGAGGGGTAAGGGGTGGGTGTCGGAGGCGAGGCTCGATGCCTCGCTTCCGACTTCGTCGCAGGGCGCCGCTCTCGCGGCGCACCCACCCCCGGCCCCTCCCTTGCAGGGAGGGGAGCACTCGTTTCACTCCACCCCCGCCAACGCCGCCTTCACTGCCCGCGCCACTTGCCGGCTCGATTGCGCCAGCGCCCGCGGCGCCTCGCCCGGTCCGGCGTTCACCGTGATCGCCACCCGCACCTCGCGTGGCCCCGCCGCCATGGGCGCCGCCACCGAACCCGCGCTCGACGGCACGAACAGCTCCGGCCCGCGCTCGCCGACCCAATAAGGCCGCCCGGGGCTCACCGGCCCGCCCGTCGCCCGTCCGGGCGACCCGCCGAACAGCCCGAGGATCGCACCCAGCAGTCCCCCGCCGCCCGCCGCGCCGCCGCCCAGCGACCCCAGTCCCTGGTGCAGCGCCGATGCCGCGATCTCGCCGAGCACCCCCAGCGCCATCACGCGCAGATCCTCGAACCCCAATTTGCCGGTCTTCACTGCACGCAGCAGCGCGCTTTCGACTGCGCGCCCGGCACGATCGGCGCCCGCCTCCAGCGGTCCCTCGATCGCCCCACGCATCTCCGCCACATCGCGCGCAAAGCCGCGCGTGTCGGCGCGCACGCTGACGATCAGCCGTTCGATTTCTTCATCCATCGGGAAAAAGCTCCTTGAGCCGGGCCAATTCGCCATCGCCGAGCGGCGCCGCTTCCTCGCCCGCCAGCGCCCGCACCAGCGCGCCCAGTTCGGCCGGCGTCGCGTTCCAGAAAGTCTCGGGCGTCCAGCCGAACGCGAGGCCGGCCGCCCCCGCAAGCCGAACAGCGCGGCCAGAAAACTCCTCCCCGGGACGGGGAGGGGAACCAGCCGCAGGCTGGTGGAGGGGGCTCTCCACAGAGGATGTCGCCCGTGGCGCTCCCCCTCCACCACGCCCTTCGGGCGCGGTCCCCCTCCCCGTGCCGGGGAGGATCTGATCCTCCGCCATCACCGCCCCGCCAATATCTGCCCGATCAGCGCCTTGAGCGCCGGTATGTTCGCCGCCAGCCCGCGCGCCGTCACGCCCTCGGCAAAGCCCTCGCGGCTCAGCCCTTCGGGCCGCTCGCGCAGGCAATGCCAGAACAGGGCGACCATCTCGCTTAGCGCCAGCCGCCCGTCCGCGGCGCGTTCGACCAAGGCGAACAGCGGCCCCAATTCCCCCTCCGCCGCCACCAGCGCCGAGAAGCTGGGCCGCAGCACCAGCATTTCGCCGGCGACGCGCAGCTCCGCCTCGCCCCGCGCGGGATTCGCCCCGCTCATGCGCTCACCACCGGCCCGGAACTCTCCAGGCTCAGCGTGTAGCTGCGCTCGCCGTTGAAATCCCCGGCATAGTCCAGCCGCGTCACCAGGAACCGCCCGGTCATGCTCTCGCCGCTCTCGAAGCTCAGCCGGTAATCGTCGATCACGCCCGACAGCGCATTGGTCTTCACCCGCGCCTCCGCCGCCGATCCCGTGAACACTCCGGCGCCCGAAACGCTCACCGAACGCACGCCTGCGCCCGACAGCAATTCGCGCCACCCGCCCGAATCCTTCGACGTGATCACCACCGCCTCGCCATTGACGCTGAGCTGCGTCGTCCGCAGCCCCGCCACCGTGGTGAAGCCCACCGGCGATCCGCCATTCCCCACCTTGAGCAGGAACGCGCTACCCTTCTCCGCCGCCATGTTCTTTCTCCTCTAAGATCCTCCCCGGAACGGGGAGGGGAACCAGCCGCAGGCTGGTGGAGGGGGCTCTCCCCAAAGGATGTCGCCCGTGGCGCTCCCCCTCCACCACGCCCTGCGGGCGCGGTCCCCCTCCCCGTGCCGGGGAGGAGTCAATTCGCCTGAAGCATCCGCACCCGGAACTCGACGACCGCCGCGCACAGCCCGGGCCCTTCGCGAAAAATCCGGCTGCGCAGGAACGCCAGGCTGGCGATCCGCCACCCCTCGCCCAACTCGCTCGGCAGTCCGGACACTGCCGCGGCGGCATGATCCGCCAGCGCGCGCAGCCGCGCGCGATCCTCGCCGGCCTCGAACAGCCCGACGGCCAGCCGGCCCTCGCGCCCCATCATGTCCTTGGTGCTCCAGTCGACGAGCACCGGATCCTCGACCACCGCAAAGGGCCGCACCGCGCGTGCCGGGGCTGCATCGAACACGCCGTTGATCGCGATCCCCAGCCCCGGATGCGCGCCGAGCACTGCCTCGACGGCCTCGGTCAACACTGCATGCGCGCTCATCGCATCAGCCCTCCCAGCCAGCGGAGCGCCGGATCGCGCAGCATCCGCCGCGCCAGCCCACGCCCGGAAATCACCACGCGCCCCGGCTCGGCCTCGGCCGACACGCCCGGCAGCTTTTCCCGCGCCGCCGCCGCCAGCCGTGCCGCGGCACGCTCAGCCGCCGCCGCGCCCAGCGTCTCCGCCCGCGCCTCGAATCCCTCCATCATGCCGATCGCCGCGCATTTTCGAGCCGCATCCGCCGCCACGGCCGCCACAAAGCCGCGACCGCCGCCGGCGGCGCCCCGCCGCTCGCCCGCGCTTCGAAGAGATGCGCCGCCAGCAGCACCACGCCCTGCGTCAGCGGCGCGGGCAAAGCGCTCCATTCCGCCGCAAGGCCCGCCGCATAGCCGACCCGCAGCCGTCCCGCCGCGATCGCCGCGCTGCCGCGCACCCAGCCTTCGCCCGCCGCGTCGATATCGATCGCATAGGTGTCGGCGGGGAGCGCGAAGCCGTTGTCGGACACGTTCAGTCCCTCGACGCTGTCGATCGTCGTCACCGGCGCGCCGACGAGCCGCTGCCACGCGGCATGCGCGGGCAGCACCGCCTGCCATGTCCGCACGATCAGCGCCTGGCCGGTAAACGCCTCGCACAGCGCCAGCGCGGTCTCGGCATGGGCCTCGAGCAGCGCGTCCTCGGCCGTGCCCGGGATCCGTAAATGAAGCTTGGCGGCATCGCGCGCAGCAACGATCGCCGCCGCCGGAAAGGGCGGAGCAAGCATAAATGTCTCCTCACTATTGAGCTCCCCTCCCTGCAAGGGAGGGGCTGGGGGTGGGTTGTGGCGACCGGGGCTCGATGCCCCGGTCGCCACATTTTTGGCTGCGAGCCTTTTTTTTGGGCGCGCAGACGCGCGCACCCACCCCTCGGTCCCCTCCCTGCAAGCAGGGAGGGGAGGTCGGATCACGAAGCCGCGAACTTCAGCAGCTTGATCGCCTCGGAGTTGCTCACCATCCCGCCCACGCGCTTGGTCGCGTAGAAATGCACGAACGGCTTGTTGCTGTACGGGTCGCGCAGCACCTGCGTCTCGCCGCGCTCGGCGATCAGATAGCCCGCCTTGAAGTTGCCGAACGCGATCGACAGCGAATTGGCCGCGATGTCGGGCATGTCCTCGGCCTCGACCACCGGGTAGCCGAGCAGGGTCGCCGGCTGCCCCGCCGCCAGGCTCGGCGCCCACAGGAACGCGCCGTCGATGGTCTTGAACTTGCGAATCCGGGCCAAGGTCGCGCTGTTCATCACCCAGCTCGCGCCCTGCCGATACGGCGCGCGCAGGCTCTGAACGAGGTCGATCAGCTTGTCCTCGGGATTGGCCGCAAACGCCCCCGCCGCGCCGCTCGCGACATATTGCAGCGTCCCGAACGCCCGCGCCGCATCCCCGGTCGCAGCCGTCGCGGTGGCGAGGAAGCCCCGCGGCTTGTTGGTCCCGTTGCCGTTGACGAACGCCGACCCTTCCGCTGCGGCGAACTCGCGCGCGATCTCCTGTGCCAGCCATTCCTCGACATCGAACGCCGCGTCGTCGAGCATCGCCTGGCTCGCCGCCGGATTGGCGTAGAGGTCGCCGCTCGGCGGGGCGACTTCGTTGAAGGTCGGCGTCGCCGTCTCGGTCCGCGCCGCCGTCTCCGCCGCCCAGCCCGAAGCGATCCCGCCGCTGGCCACCAGTTTCCGATACCCGCTCGATCCCACCTTCACGACATTGGCGATCGCGCGAATGGGCGAGACCGCCTTCAGCGTCGCGTCGATCCGGGCATCGATCTCCTCGGGCACGGCATAGCCGCCCGCCGCATCGCTCGCCCCCGACAGCGCCTTCATCTCCACCCCGCCGCTGCCGGCGCGCAGGAACCCCTCGAACGCCGCGCTGCCCAAAGGCCGCCCGCCCGCCAGCATCGGCCGCACCGGCGGCAACCCCGCATTCTCCACCGCCTCGAAACTCGCCTCGAGCGCATCTGCCTTCACTTCGATCATGTCCGTCTCCCACAAAAAAACCTCCCGCGCGAACCGCGAGAGGGCACACCGACTTTCCTGAATCTCTCCGGCTAGCCCTCGCTCACCGCATGCACGCGCGCCAGCGGCTGCATCGGGCTCGCCACCAGGCTCACTTCGAGCAATTCGAGCCCCTTGATCTCGCGCCGCGGCCCGCCGCCCGCCTCGGTCACCCGATATCCGAACGACAGCCCGGTCACCGCGCCCTTCGCCACCGCCGCGGCGAGTTCGGGCACCGCGACGCGCCCGATCACGCGCAGGCCCCGGCCGTCCTCGCTCAGTTGCTCGATCTCGCCCACCGGCTTGCCCGAATGCTGCCACAAGAGCGGCACCGGTCGCGCCAGCCGGAACGCCCCCCGGCGCACGACGTCGCCGCCGCGATCGGGCACGTCGAACACCGCGGCATAGCCGGCGAAGCGCACGCTCATTTGAGCCACCCGGGGAATCCCAATTTCACTGCGAGCCCGACCAGTACGAGGGCCGCGAGCATCCGCCCCGCCCAGGAGAACGCGGCCTTCAATGCCGAGCGCTTGGCGTCGCGCCATGCCCCCAGCAATTCGCGCAGCTCCGCCATGTCCTTCGCCGCGCCGACATCCTCCAGCCCCAGCCGCGCCAGCGCCCGCTGCGCGCTCAGCTCGCCTGCTTCCTCGGCGATCGCCCGCAGCGTCGCCGTATCGGCACCGTCTTCCTTCGCCTGCTCGATCAGTTGCGCGAGCACCGTTTCGTTACGCATCACATTTCTCCCGATTGCCGCGCCGCCCGCGCGCGCCTAGGCCGTCGACATGCGCCGCCGGCTCTTTCCCATGTTGGTCCTGTTGACCGTCGCGCTCGCCGCGCTGCTCGTCTGGCTGTGGTGGTCGGACTATGTTCCGATCGACAAGTGCCTCGACGCCGGCGGCGCCTGGAATGCCGAGGCGCGCACCTGCGTGCTCACCGTCACGACAATCCGACCATAGCCCTCTTCTCGTCGTCGCTGAGGAAGTCCGCCGCGCTCACCTGGCGCCACAGCCGCTCGCGATCCTCGGCCAGCGCCGCCACCCGGTCCAAGTCGACCGCCAGCGCCGCGTCCGGAAACCACCCCGCCAGCGCCTGTGCCAGCCCGGCGAGGATCGTATCCGCCACCGGCAGGATCGCCAGCCGCCACAATGCCCGGTTCGCCTCGCGGTAATTGGCGAAGGCGGTGTCGCCCGGCAGTCCCATCAGCATCGGCGGCACGCCGAAGGCCAATGCGATCTCGCGCGCCGCCGCCGCCTTCAATCCCATGAAGTCCATGTCGGCGGGCGTCATGCTCATCGCCTGCCATTTCAGCCCGCCCTCGAGCAGCATCGGCCGCCCGGCATTGGCGGCCCCGGCGAACGCCGCCTCGAGCTCGCTCTTGATCCGCGCGAACTGGTCGGGGCTCAGCACCCCGCCGTCGCTCACGTCATAGACCAGGGCCCCCGAAGGCCGCGCCGCATTGTCGAGCAATGCCTTGTTCCAGCGCGTCGCGGCATTGTGGATCGCCACCGCGCCCGCCGCCGCGCCCAGGCAGCCGAGCCCGTAATGATCGTCGACCGGATTGAACGCCTTGATATGCGCCACCGCCGGCCGCCCCCCGGGATCTTCCGCCGCGAGCCGGCTGACATGCTCCCCTACCCGATACCGATACGCCACCGGCCAGCCCCCGGCATCGGCCTCCACCGTCACCCGCTCGGGCCTGAGCGCGAACAATTCGCGCACCTGCCCGGCGCTGTCGCAGAGGATCTGCACATAGGCGTTGCCGTGGAGCAGCAATTGCGCCGCCACCGTCTCGATCAGCACCTGCCCGCCCGACCGCGCCGTCGCCAGCGCCGCCAGCGCCGGATCGCTCGCCTTGAGCGGCGCCGATCCCACGCCTTCGCTCACCAGTTTCACCGCGCGCTGCGCCACCGGATTGTTGCAATAGCCTTCGCGCACCTGCGCCTCGTAGCTGCGCGGCCATTCGCCGAGGCTGGTGATGCTCCCGCCCCGCGCCAGCGCCGGCCGCACGCCCTCGCGCGCGGACTTGCGTCCGAACCATTTCATGCCCGTCTCCTGATGTGCGAACCGTAAACTCCCCTCCCTGCAAGGGAGGGGTTGGGGGTGGGTGCGACCCCGGCGAAGGCCGGGGGAGCCCTCCGATGCGCTCGGTAATAAAAGAAAAGGCCGGGCATCGAGCCCGACCTTTTCTACCCACCCCTGACCCCTCCCTAGAAGGGAGGGGAATACCGCTACCGCTTGATCCCGAACCAGATCACGTGCCGCGGCCCCTTGCCGTTGCTCCGCGCCTTCACGCCGACTTCCTCCACTGCGAAGTCCGCATCGCGCAGCCGCCGCGCGAACGCGGCGTCCGGCGCTGCCGACCATATCGCCAGCACCCCGCCGGTCCGCAGCGCGGCCCTGGCCGCCGCCAGCCCGCGCATCGAATAAAGCCCGTCATTGCCCGGCCGGGTCAGCCCGTCCGGCCCGTTGTCGACGTCGAGCAGGATCGCGTCATAGCCGCCGCGCCCGTGCCGGATCATCGCCCCGACATCGTCGAGCACCACCTCCACCCGCCGGTCGTCGAGGCATCCCGCCGCCAGCTCGGCCATCGGCCCGCGCGCCCAGTCGATGATCTTGGGCACCAGCTCGCTCACCGTCACTCGCGCGTCGCCGTCCAGCCGCTTCAGCGCCGCCCGCAGCGTGAACCCCATCCCGTATCCGCCGATCAGCAGGTGCGGCGCCGGCACGCGCAGCCGGTCGATCGTCATCTCGGCGAGCGCTTCTTCCGATCCGCTCATACGGCTGTTCATCAATTCGTTGCGGTCGAGCACGATCATGAAGTCGTTGCCCCGCCGAAACAGCCGCAGCGGATCCCCGCCGGGCACTTCGGCCGTATCGATCAATTCCCGCGGTACCATCCCGCCGCTATCCGCGCTGTCCGGCCGCTGCACAAGCCATAAAGCCCCTCCCCTTCAGGGGAGGGGTTGGGGGTGGGGCATGTCCGTCTCACCGAGACCGACGTGCATGTTGACAGGCCCCACCCCAACCCCTCCCCTGAAGGGGAGGGGCTAAGAAGACCCCCTCACATCAGCGTAACCCGCGCCGCACCCCTCTTCCCCAGCATCAGCTCGGTCATCGCCCACACCAAAGCGTCCGCCCGGTCCGGCGAGCGGCCCGGCCCCTCATAGCCGCCGCCCGCCTGCAGCCCGCACAATTCGTCCTCCAGCTCCGGAAACGCCCTGGCATGCAGCACCTTTCCCGCCTCGTAGAGCAACGCCACCGGCTCGGCCCGCGCGCTCTTGCCGCGCGAGGCATGGACCAAAGTCACCGGCAGCCCGGTATCGGCGCCGCGCAACACGCTCGCCACCATCTCGCCGCCCTGGTTCTTCTCGGCCACCACCCGGTCGGCGCCGCACCGTGCCGCGCATTTCGCCACCGCACGCGCCCAGCCTTCGGGCGAGACCCCCGACACCGTGGCATCCTCGATCACATAGCCGCGCCCGTCGCGCCCCAGCCCCACCGCGACGATCCCGCACGCATCGCCCCCCGCGCTCGCCGGCGGATCGACGCCCACTATCACGCGCTCCAACTCGGGCGCCGCCTGCACCCGCACGCGCTCGATCAGCGCCCGCGTCCAAAGCGCACCTTGCACATCCTCGAGCAACTCGCCGTCCAGCTCCTGCCGCCCCAGCCGCGTGCCGGCATAGGTCGCCAGCATCGCCTCGACGAAGCGCTCGGGCAGATGCGGATTGTCGCGCGTCCGCCCGCGGACCAAAACCGCCGCCGCATCCGCCAGCCGCTCCACCCGCCGCATCAGCTCGGTCGGCTTGGGCGTCGTCGTGACCAGCACCCGCGGCTTGGTTCCCAGCCGCAATCCCAGCATCAGATTGTCCCACGCTTCGGTTCCGCGCTTCCATTTGCCGATCTCGTCGCACCACGCCGCATGGTGCTCGGGCCCGCGCAGTGCCTCGGGCGCTACCGCCGAATACACAAAAGCCTTCGCACCCGATGCGAAGCGCACTTCGCCGCGCGTGCGGTTCCAGTCGATCGCCTCGCCGCTGCGCGCAACCGCGAGCAAGCCGCTCGGTCCCTCGACCATCACCCGGCGCACGTCTTCGGCGTTCCCGCCGACCAGCGCGAAGCGCCCGTTGCGTACCCGCCGCGCCAGCCCGCTCAGCCATTCGGCGCCGGCGCGGGTCTTGCCGAAGCCGCGCCCCGCCAGGATCAACCACACCAGGGGATCGCCGCCCGGATCGAGCTGCCCGGCATGCGCCCAGATCGGAAAGCGCTCGAACCATTCCACGCACTGCACGTCGTTCAGCCGCGCCAGCACCTGCGCCCGCTGCGTGGCCGGCAGGCGAACGAATGCCCGGAGCAGCGCCAGGTCGTCGGGATGCACCGTCTCAGGCGTCATCGGACTTGCCCAATCGCTTCTCCGCCGCCGCGATCGCCTTGGCCAGCGCGGCGTTGGTTTCCTCCCGCGTCGGCATTTGCCGCTGCTTGCCGCGAGCACCCGGCAACCTGTGTCGCGACGCGCGATGATGCTTGAGCAATTCCATCGCCTTGGCGAAGTCGAAGCGCGGCAAGCTCTCCGCGATCTCGGCTTCGGCGCGCCCCGGATCGGCGGGTTCGAGCGGGACGCCCGCCCCGCCATGTTCGAGCACCATCGCCTCGAGCCGGTCATATCCCGCCTCCAGTGCCTCGCGCCACTGCGCCACGAACTGCGGATCCTTCGCGCGCTGGGCATAGACGCTGCTCAAGGTGATCTCGGCAAAAGCGGCGGCGCGCGTGACGTTGCAGGTAAGCGCCAGCGCATCGAGGAACCGCTGCCGCCGTGCCGGTGTGAAGGCCCGCCGGCCCGGCTTGCGCCGCTGCCGCTGTCCGTCACGGTTGCCCGTGATCAGGTCATCCATCCTGTTTCTCCCGAAACGAAAAAGGCCGGCGCACCTCCCGGTGCCCGACCCATCCAGAGGCCCGAAGGCCCCGACTCGCAATTCTTCAGCGTTCACTACATGTGCCACATCAACGTGACGATGTCAATCTAAAAGTGCCTATTTGGTTTGTTCTTCTGGTTCCCCTCCCTGCAAGGGAGGGGAATCGCGGTGCTGAATGTCGATACGCCCCTAGGTTGAGAACCTATTCAACCCGTTGCTTTGACTGACGAGTTCCGCGAAAGCGGGGACCCATCTCCGACAGTCTCCACAAACGCACCGGTGCATTTTGCCGCTCGCTCAGGAGATGGGTCCCCGCTTTCGCGGGGATGACGTGCTTTTAATATGAGTCCTCACCTAGCGTCCCCTGCGTCGCGCCAGCCATCCGATCAAAAGCGCAACGACAACAATCGATAGCGTGAGGATCGACAAAACAGTGAGATAGATTGCCGCATGTGAGCCGCTCATTCCGGCTTCTCCGCGGGCTCATCGGCCGCCGCCTCCCGCTCGACCTTCTCCCAAAACTGCGTCCGGATCGTATGACGAAGGTAAGCCGCGCCGAACAGGAGGCTTCCAAAAGCTTCCCAATATTCACGCGTGAAGAAGGACCGAACGTAGTTGCGAAGCGTCATTCCGGCGGTCCATTGCCGAAATAATAGGATGCAGCCGAGCCGCAGAGCGCAAGCGATGGCAAACATCGCCAAGAAGCCAGCCACGGCGACATGTTCCAGATATCGATCACTCCGCCGTCTCCGACTCGCAATTCTTCATTGTTCCCTAGTTGTGGCGTATATGTAGTTTACACACCCAATAGGAACGCGCATGTTTCTCCCAACGACTCGTGGGGAGGGATAAATGCCGGCATACATCGTGGGCTACGATTTGGATCAGCCGAACCAACAGTATGACTGCTTGAAGAAGAAACTCGAAGCGTACGGCACTCAGTGGCGCTTCCAGCAATCTGTGTGGCTAATTGATACCAGCGATTCCGCGGCAACGATCAGGGACAACCTAAAGAGCTGCTTGGACTCTGGCGACAAGCTCTTTGTCGGTCGACTTGCTGGCGAGGCCGCTTGGCAGGGGTACTCGGACAAAGGCAACTCGTGGCTGACGAAACTTCTGACCGCGGGGTTTGGTTGACCATCGGCACGTCGCTCATCGCTTGGCTCCCGGCGTAGTTCACCAGCATGCCGATTCCTCTAGCACGAGCGTGACGCTGTGTCAAGAGAAATAACCGATTTGGTTATACCTTATCTACCCATGTGTTGCGCAGCCAGTCGAATGTGTCCTTTCTATCCGGCGGATGCAGACCCGCCCAAGTAATATCTTCGGGGATCTCCATGACGAGCGCCACAGCGCTAGTGATGCCTAGCTCCCGGAGTTTGTCTCGAATGCCGATGACGGAGATGGCGCCTTGTCGTCGTGTGACGAGCAACCAGAAACTCGGCGCACGGTGCCACCACCCGACACCATGCTCTTTTAGGTAGGCAAGGAACGCCTTTTCGCCGGCCTCAGAAAGCGACGCCGTAACGATGAAACGGTAAGTCAT